ACTTTTATTTAAACCTTCAGCATTCGATCGTATTAACGTACGTAGATTGTTCAATGTTTTGGAAAAAGCTATATCGACAGCAGCTAAAGCACAATTATTTGAATTCAATGACGAGTTTACTCGTGCACAATTCAGAAATATGATTGAACCGTTTCTAAGAGACGTTAAAGGCCGCAGAGGACTAACAGACTTTTTAGTTATTTGCGATACTACTAACAATACGGGTCAAGTAATAGACACAAATAGTTTTGTAGCTGATATTTATATCAAGCCAGCAAGATCTATTAATTATATTACATTGAACTTTGTAGCAACAAGAACTGGCGTGGACTTTACAGAAATCGCTGGAACTTCAGGGTAAGGGGGTAAATTATGGCTATTCTAGGTATAGACGATTTTAAATCGAAACTCACCGGTGGTGGTGCTCGTCCTAATTTGTTTAAGGCGACATGCAATTTCCCAAGTTTTGCCCAAGGGGATGTAGAACTAACTTCTTTCTTATGTAAAGGAGTCTCCATTCCTGCTTCTACTATTGGTTCTTTCGAAGTACCGTTTAGAGGTAGAAAACTTAATATAGCAGGAGATCGAACTTTCGCACCTATTTCACTCACAATCATCAATGATGCTGATTTTGCAGTGAGAAACGCGTTTGAAAGATGGTCAAATGGTATTAACGAACACAATAATAATACAGGTCTAGTTGATATGAATGACTATACTGCTGACATTATTGTTGAACAGCTGAATAAGGCTGGCGAAGTAACTAAGAAATACGATTTTCGCGGTTGCTGGCCAACAAGCCTAGCTGAAATTGCGTTAAGCTATGATTCTTCAGATGCTATTGAAGAGTTTACTGTCGAGCTACAGATTCAATATTGGGAATCTGACACCACTTCATAGGGTGTATAAATAATATTAGAAGAGGGGGATTCACTCCCCCTCGGATAATATAGGAATAAATTATGGCAGAATTTTTTGGTTTCGAGATAAAAAGAACAGGGTCAAAGACTGATAACGTATCTTTTGTCCCAAACACAGAAGCCGATGGCGCCGGTGTTATATCGACAGGCGGCCATTTTGGCGCGTATATTGATCTTGACGGCGATAAAGCTAAAAATGAGATTGATCTTATTATAAAATATAGAGATATTGCAGCTCAGCCAGAGACTGATGCAGCTATTGAAGATATTATTAACGAAAGTATTGTTGCAGATTACGATGAATCACCTTGCAATATTGTACTAGATAAGTTAAATCTTTCAGATAAAATTAAAGATTCAATATCAAAAGAATTTTTACATGTATTAAAGCTAATAAATTTTAATCAATATGCACACGATATATTTCGTAAATGGTATATTGATGGAAGATTACCATATCATGTGATTATTGATCAAAATAATCCTAAAGCTGGGATTAAAGAATTAAGATATATTGATCCAATTAAGCTTAGGAAAGTAAAAGAAATTGAGGAAAAAGAAGATCCTAAAACTGGCGCTAAATTAATAGTAAAGACAGACGAGTATTTCATTTTCCAAGACAATAGTCAAACTACACACGGACAAGGTGTGAAGATTCATCCAGATGCAATTCTTTATTGTACTTCTGGTATGTTAGATCCATCACGAAAAAGGATATTGTCTTATTTGCATAAAGCAATAAAGTCAGTCAATCAACTTCGTATGATGGAAGATTCTTTAGTTATATACAGAATTTCTAGAGCTCCAGAACGTAGAATATTTTATATTGATGTTGGTAACTTGCCTAAAGGTAAGGCCGAAGAGTATCTTCGTAATATCATGAATCAATATAGAAATAAATTAGTTTATGATGCTTCAACTGGTGATTTAAAAGACGAAAAGAAACATATGTCTATGTTAGAAGATTTCTTCTTACCACGAAGAGAAGGTGGAAGAGGAACTGAAATTTCAACATTGCCAGGTGGAGATAACTTAGGTCAAATTGATGATATTATATACTTCCAGAAGAAGTTATATAGGTCTTTGAACGTTCCTATCAATAGATTAGAACAAGAATCACAATTTAGTTTAGGTAGAGCTACTGAGATTAGTAGAGATGAAGTTAAATTTAAAAAGTTTATTGATAGAATTCGTAAACGATTTTCTGATATCTTTATGCAAGCTCTTAAAACTCAATTATTGCTAAAAGAAATCATAACAATAAACGATTGGAATGATTGGAAAGAAATGATTACTTTCGATTTCATAGAAGATAATTACTTTAGTGAATTGAAAGAAGCAGAAATGCTAAGAGAGCGATACGAAATGATTGCTACTGTAGATGAATACGTTGGTAAATATGTATCAAACCTATGGGTAAGAAAGCAGATATTAAGACAATCAGATGACGATATCAAAGAACAAGATATTCAAATCGAAAAAGAATCAGAAGATGAAGGCGAAGACCTTGATCTTGACATTTAAAATATTATAAATATATAAGAGGACTAAACTATGAGCACAAATGAATTGGTTGATACAATAAAAAATGGCGATAACGTAAAAGCAAATAAAGCTTTTAATAATGTTATGGGTAGCAAAATAAAAGCTGCTTTAGACGCTAAGAAAATAGATATTGCAACTTCAATGGGGCGAAATAACGCTAGTGAAGTTTCAATAGACGTTCCAGAAAAGGAATAAGTTTATGACATTAACATTTGCTGATATACGAAAAGGTCCAGAACCTGTAGTTATAAAATCTTATGATTTTAACGGCAGTAATGTTATAATAAGTAATGAACAATCTATTTACGTTGCAACGGTTGATGGAATAAACATTAATGATGACGGATTTGATAATATACTTGATGCAGAAACTTCTGCTAAAGAGTTAATTGAATTGTTGCATAGCGAAAATAATTAAAAAAGGAAAAATACTAAAATGAAATTAATATCCGAATACGTAGATAGTCCGTTAGAAATTTTAGTAGAATCAAAAGACGGAAAGAAAAACCTTCATATTGAAGGCGTATTTATGCAGGCCGAAAAGAAAAATAGAAATGGCCGTGTATACGAAAAAAAGATTTTGGAATCTGCAGTTAACAAATATGTTAAAGAGCAGGTTTCACAAGGTAGAGCAGTTGGAGAGTTAAATCATCCGGAAGGACCGACTGTAAACCTTGACAAAGTTTCACATAAGATTACAAACTTGGAATTCCAAGGGAATAATGTTATTGGAAAAGCATCAATACTTAAAACCCCCATGGGTAAGATCGTCGAAGGTCTTCTCGAAGGTGGAGTTAAGCTTGGTGTATCAAGTCGTGGTATGGGAACTCTCGAGAACAGAAGAGATGGCATGTATGTAAAGGATGACTTTATGTTAGCCTCTATAGACATAGTTCAAGATCCCTCTGCACCATCAGCCTTCGTAAATGGAGTGATGGAAGGTGTAGATTGGGTTTGGAATAATGGCATCTTAACAGCTCGAGAAATTGAATCAATTGAGACTGAAATAAAACGTGCACCGAGTAAGGCTTTGGCCGCACTCGAAATAAAAGCATTCAAGCATTTCCTCTCTAAACTTTAAACTCAATAATTTGAAAAAATTATAATTTGGGAGAATAATATGTCTATGACTGACAACATTCGAAATATAGTCGAAGACAGTTCCGAAGAAGTTCAAGAAACTGAACAAGCTAAAGCAGAAGTTAATTCTGAAGAAGTAAGTGAAAATCTTGAATCAACAGAGTCTGAAGTTTCTGAAGAAACTGAAGAGGAAGTTGATGTTAATGAAGCAAAAGCTAAAGTTAAAGAAGAAGATGAAGAAGAAGAAGTAGAAGAATCTGCTCCTGCAACTCCATCTACGCCTAACACTAAAGCTGGTGTAATTAACGCTGCAGTGGAATTGCTTAAGAAGGCTAAAAAGCACGAAGCGCAACAGTTATTCGCAAAGATGGTCGCAATGGATGAGTCTGAGGACGATGGTTCCGTAGATAAAGCTATAGATGGGCAAAAGAAGAAAGAGAAGGATAAAACTATCCAAGCTAAACCTTCTGATGCATCAGCTAAAGCCGAAAACGTGAACTGGGACGAAGATTTAGACGTTCTAGTAGCTGAAGAAGCTACGCTATCTGATGGATTCCGTGATAAAGCTGGAACTATTTTTCAAGCTGCTTTTACCTCTAAGGTAGGCACTGAGATTGATAGGCTCGAGTCTGAATATGCGCAAAATCTTGAAACAGAAATTTCTGATGTTCAATCTGAGATCGTAGAAAAGGTAGATTCTTATCTTAACTATGTCGTCGAAAATTGGATAAAAGAAAATGAATTACAAGTTCAACAAGGTCTCAAAACTGAGATTGCTGAAGAATTTATGAATTCATTACAATCTGTTTTCAAGGAACATTATATTGAAGTTCCAGAAGGGAAAGCTAATCTGATCGACGATCTCGCTGATCAAGTAGCTGAACTCGAAGAACAACTCAATAAATCCACAGAAGATAATATTCGATTACATGATTCTGCTCAATCTTACGAAAGAGCAAATATTGTAAGAGAACAGTCTTCGGGCTTAGCAGCTACAGACGCTGAGAAACTAACTTCACTTGTAAGTGATATAGATTTCGAAGATAGTGAAACTTTTATGACAAAAGTTAAAACTGTCCGAGAATCTTACTTTAAAGTAGAAGACGGTATATCAGTAGATGAAGCTGATGCAATTGCTGGAGAAGATACTGATCCTGAATCAGGAAATATATCTGACACAATGAACGCATACACTAATGCCATTAGTAAAC